GATAACCCAGCAGGCGTTCGACGATCCGGAGTCGATCCCGGCCGGGCTGGAGGAGCTGCGCAGGCAGGCCGCCGATACCGACGAGAACAGCCGGGAATATGTGCAGATCCTGGACGCCAGCCGGACCTTGCGTAGGCTCAAGGGCTAGCCCCGGCCGAGGATCAGCCCGCCGTCCAGGAACGACCGAATGATCACCGCGATCAGCGCGAGCAGGACCAGGGCCAGCAGGGTCGCGACCAGGATCAGCACCGGGATCACGAACAGGTGCCCGAACAGGATGAACGTGATCTTGGCCTGGTAGGCCCACACCATGAAGGCTCCGACCAGCCCGAGTAGCCAGCGAACGTCCATCACATTACCTCCGACTGCACGTAGTGAATCTCGACCTCGACGCCCGATCGGACCATGGTGAACCGGTCCCGCGACAGCTCGCGTTCTTTGACGGTCATCTGCGACATTACGTCGAGGTGCTCGGCCGTCTCGTCGTCGACGACGAAGAACACCTTGACCACTTTGCTGGCCATCACTCCTCCTAGCAGGTGCAGAACCACGAAGTTAGCTTACGCCCGCACACCGGGCAGCGCTCTGGCTTGGGCTTAGGCCGGGGCCTCCACATGCGGACGATGAACATCTCTGGTTCCTTTCGGGGGGCGGGCCGGACGGCGAGTGTGCGCCTCCTAGTCCGGCTTCTGTGACCGGCCTCCCGGCCCGCCCCGGTTTAGCGGAACCAGCAGCCTTGGGGTCGTACACGCAGCACGTGGGGTTGGCTGGCCTTATCGGCTTCACCCACCCGGAGGGCGAGCCCCCGGGGCGGTCTGGCGTCCGTTTGCACCACCGTGGTCGTGTCACCTTCGGTTACGAATCCTCCGGCACTCCGGGCGCTTCGGCCCGGTCTGCGTGCACGCCCTCAGGGCGGCTGGTTCCGCTGTTGAGTTGTCAGCAGCAGAGAGGGAATCGGGAGTATCTCCGCCACCCGCGAGGGCTCTATAAGGCGGCACTTACGCGGATCGGTCAGCCCGGCCCCCCTCGGGGGTCCGGCACCTGACGGAGCTTGACCGTCAGGGCGTTCCCTGGTCCCGTCCCGGGGGCTGCGCCTGGCTCGCTCCGACCATGACCGGCCCGTGTCCTCTAATCGACCGTGACCTGCTTCGCGCCTGGCCCCCGGGACCCCCACCGGGCTCGCGACCGGGCTGGGTTACCCGGCCCGACCCTCAGGCCCCGCCTTCCTTCGGGACCGGCTGGGGGCCGGTTCCCTTCTAGTAACGGAGGCCCGGTGGGGGCTCCCCTCTCTGCTGTTGTAACTCCATTAAAACATCCGGCTTGACACCGTGTCAAGTATCTGGACCGATATGGCTTCGCGTGGCTTGCCCGAGCTGAATGGAGCGCGGTACCCTGTGCACATGGCAGACGGCCGGGGCGGCAGCGCCCAGACTCTCCGCGACTACTGGGAAGGCCACGGACACTCCGGCCCCTCCCACGGTGCCGAGCGTGACGCGATCGGCTGGGGCACCCCGGGGGACTTCGACCGCTGTGTCGCCCAGGTCACCGAGCACGGGCACATGACGCCCGAGCAAGCCAAGGGATACTGCAACCTGCGGCACCACGGAGCCCTCGGCTACTGGCCCGCCCAGCACGCTAGGATGGAGAAGGGTGTGGACCTGCTAACCAAGGCAGCGGACGGCTCGGGCGAGGCCCGGGTGCCCCCCGGCAAGGTCACGGGCGGGCAGTTCATCGTAGGAGGGGACGGACCCAGCACCGCGCCCAAGAAGCCGAACCCGTACGGCAAGAAGGGCGGCAAGGGCAAGCAGGGCAAGACGGGTCCGAAGGGCTCCGGCCCCGGAGGCAAGCAGGGGAGGGCAGCCCGCCGTGCCGCGCTGAAAAAGAAGATCGCCGGTCTGGAGGGCCGCCTGAACGCGCTGCTCAAGGAAGAGCGCGAGCTGACCAAGGGTCCGGTCAGCGGGGCGGCCTCGACCAAGACCGGCACCCAGGGTAGTTCGGTCAGCTCGAACGCCCAGGCGTCGACCTCCCAGAGCAGCAGCTCGTCGTCCCAGCACAGCAGCACGGCGGCCGGGACCTCCAAGCTGGGCCAGGTCCAGCAGCAGATCAAGCAGCTCCGGGCACAGATCAAGGCGGCCCGGTCCCAGCTTGCCAGCACCAAGGCGTGGGAGGGGCCGGTGACCAAGGCCAGCCGTAACCAGCGCGACCGGCCGACCGGCCGGTTCAGGACCTTCGAGGGCGAGCGCGACGAGGCGGTACGGGCCTTCCAGGAGGGCCGGGTCGGTGACGCGGTTGACTTCCTTGGGTCCGCTCGTGCCCTGGCATCCGATCCCGGGCACCGGACCGTCCTGTCGCAGATGCAGCACTCGCTGTCCAGGACCCAGCACGTCGTGCCCGACGTGACCAAAGCCGGTCCCCACGGCTATGAACATGGCTGGAAGAAGGTAGCCCCGGATGCGGCCCGGCCGATCAAGGGTGACACCGTGTTTGCTGAGCACGAGGACGGCACCCAGATCACCGGCATCCACGACGGTACCTCCAGCGGCCGGATCTCGATCTCTACAGCCAGGCAGGGCCGGGTCAGCGTGCCCCGGGAAGCGGTCCGGCACGCCACCCCGGGCGAGAACGAAGCCCACATGGCCGAGTACGGGCCGAGTGCCGCGCCACCGGCTCCGGCCGGAGAAGCCGCGAAGGGCTAGCCCGTGGCCCTCGGCAACCAGTCTGCCGCGTTCGACCTGAGGATGCCGCTCGGGTCGAACAGCTCATGGACGATCAGCATGTTCCAGGCTGACGGTATCTCGCCGTTCCTGATCGCGGGTCACACGTTCGAGTATATCGTCTCAACAGCACCGTTCGGGGCCAGCCCTGCGGGCTCCACGGTGATCCGTCTCCGGTCGGACCAGCCCGGCTCCCCGACCCCGGCCGGGGGCGGACTTATCGCCGTGGTGAGCACCTCGGTGGTCTCCCAGGTGCAGTTCGCTCTGTACCCTCCGGCTACTACCCCGCTGACCCCGACCACGTTCTACCATGCGATGTGGATGGACTATGCCGACCCGGCTAACGCCCTGAACCTGTTCTGGGGCCAGCTCATGCTCGATCCGGCGGTCCAGCCGTGACCACATTCGCTCAGCCGGTCGTCACCATCGCCCCCACGTCTCCGATTGCCCTCACGGTAGCTCCGGACAACCCCAGCCAGCTCAGCCTGACCACGGGCGGGTCGGCCGGGGCAGTCACCTCGGTCAACGGCCAGACCGGAGCGGTCACGATTACCTCGCTGGTCAACCCCATGACCACGCTAGGCGACTCAATGTACGGCGGGGCCTCGGGCACCGTGACCCGGCTGGCGGGCAACGCGGCAGCGACCCGTAAGTTCCTGCGGGAGCTGGGCGACGGAGTGAACGCGGCCCCTCCGGTCTGGGATACCCTGGTAGCCGGAGATATCCCGGCCCTGAGCTACGACGCGCTTGGCGCTGCCGCTGCGGCCCAGGCTGCGGCCCAGACCTACACGGACACCCACGCGGTACTCCTGACGTCCCTGCCGCTGCCGATCGCGAGCGGCGGCACCGGCCAGGCCAGCGCGGCAGCGGCGATCCAGGCCCTGATGGCGGGCGGAGTCACCGCTCCTGCCTACTTCGCGCCCAAGGTCTTTACGCTGTCCCAGTCGGGCGGCCTGGTCGCGGTCGATGCCTCCCTGGGCAACGTGGCTAAGCTGGCCCTGACCGCTTCCGGCTGGACGATCAGCAATCCGACCAATCCGGTCGATGGGGATATCCTCCGGTTCCGGCTGGCCCAGGACGCCACGGGCAGCCGCACGGTGAGCTGGGGCACGGCCTACGACTTCGGCTCCACGGGAGGCACCCCGAACTCCGCTCCCACGCTCTCTACCGGGGCGAATAAGAGCGATACGATCGCGTTCGAGTACGACGCGGCTCTGACCAAGTGGTGCTACCTGGGTGCTCCGATCCCGCAGGGCTTCTGATGTCCACGTTCACTGTGTGGAACGGGGCGATACCGGTGGGGGGCGGTACCCCGTCCTCGACCGCTACCGGCAGCAGGACGGACAGCCTGGTGTTCCAGGTCAGCTCTCCCTGCACGCTGTCTGGTATCGCGTTCTGGGTCCCCTCGACCGAGACCAACCTGGCGGGCAGCAACTACAACGGCATCCTGTACACGACCGTGACCGGAACCACAGGGACGCTGGTCGCTCAGAACGCGGGCAGCGGTACCTTCGTGGCTGGACAGTTCAACTGGGTACCGTTCAACGTGGCGCTGACGCCGGGCGTGTTCTATTCCGGATGCATCAACCACCCGGACCTGCTGGAGTTCATCTCGGGATTCTGGGGTACGGCGGTGGCTGCCAGCGGGTTTACTTCCGGGCCGATCAGCGCACCGGCTCAGGCGAGTGCCCCGGGGACTATTCAGCAAGGGTTCTTCAACGCGGGCCTGGGGTTCCCTGGGTCGGCAAACCATCCGGCCACCTGGTACGGCATCGACGTGCGGGTGGAGACCGCGCTAGCGGCCAATGCGATGCTGGAGATGTTCCCCTGACCGAACCGTTTAGCTCGACTTGCCTGAGCTGAATCACATACAGTACGCTATGCGCTAGCAGGAGGAGGCAGGGTGGCGACTAAGGCTGCTGTACTGGGGCAGAACGAAACACGAACCGCGTACTTCTCCCTTCCCATCGTGCGGAAGGAGTACACCCCAGAGGGCGACCTGATCGTATACGGTCCGTGTACGGACGGTAGCCGCGACTCCGACCATCAGAAGGTCGACCCGAACTGGTCGGCTAAGGCACTGCGAACCTGGATCACTACTGGTGGTAATGTCCGGGTACAGCACTCGCCGTTCCTTTACCCGGCAGGTAAGGGCCTGGCGCTCGAAGAGTTCAAGGACGACACTGACGCACACTGGCTTAAGGCTCTGGTCCTCCAGTCGACCCCGGCCTTTGACCTGGTTGAGAAGGGCGTACTCCGCGACTTCTCCATCGGTGTCCTGGATCCGGTCACGCTGTTCAACGACCCGACCGCTCCGGCCGGGACCATCGCTGGCGGCGACATCGGTGAGGTGAGCCTCGTCGACCGGGGGTCGAACAAGAACACCTCGTTCACTATCGTCAAGGCCGCCAAGGGCGGACCGGCCGAGCTGGTGGCCCGGCTATCAGGTCCCCTGGCATATCCGGCGATGTTCGGCAGTGCAGTGAACAAACGGAAGCTCAAGGACGGCCGGGTGGTCGACTCGGGCGGACAGGACCGTACGTCGCTGGCCGACGAGGACTTCGCGGGTCCGAACAAGACCTTCCCGATCGGATCCCGGGCCGACGTCCCCGACGCTGCCTCGCTGGCTCACCACGCGGAGGACCCGGGGGCTGTCCGTGCCAAGATCAAGGCGATTGCCCGGAGGAAGTTCGGAATGTCCGACGAAGAGATGCCACCCAGCCTCAAGGCCAGCGATAGCTGCCCCACCTGCCACGGCAAGGGAACGATCCGTGACGGTCACATGGCCTGCCCCGACTGCTCCAAGGTCACCAAGGGCGACGCGGCCGAGGACTACCCGGGCGACCGGGAGAGCGCGGAGGAGCCCGCCGACTACGACGCGGACGAGGACGACGACAAGGACGGCAACGAGGACAAGGACGCCGATCCTAAGTCCGACAAGGCGATCGACTCGAAGAAGCTGCGCAAGAAGCTCATCAAGGCCCAGCGCGAGGCCCTGCTCAAGTCCGCGTTCCCCGAGGGCGACAATGGCGGCGATACCCCAGTAGACGACCCCAAGGTCAAGGGCAAGCAGATGGAGCCAGCAGGCAGGCACCGGGAGCCGGACGGCGAGGTCGTCGAGGAGCTGGAAGAGGACGGCCACATGCACACGACCAAGGACGAGGTGACCAAGGCCGACCCGGACGCGGCCGACTCGTTCGGGATCCGCCGTCTTCACGACCTGGTGTGTCCCGCGTTCAGGTCCAAGGCGGTCCGGAAGGCGTACGGGCTCGGCCCGGACCTGTTCGAGGACACCCTGCCCGAGCGCGAGCTGCAGACCCTGGCAATGAAGGCCATCGGGGAGAACGACTTCGACCGGGCCGGGCACTACGCGGGCATCCTGGAACTGATCGGCTCGATCCGGGAGATCGGCCCCGATGTCCTGATGGACGCCCGGAAGGCCCTGCCTCACCTCACCCCGGGCGTAGCGGTCCACCCGCGTCAGCAGAGCGAGATCCGCCCCTCCCAGTTCAGCCGGAGCTACGTCGGAGACGGCCACCCGCCCCTGTCGGCGGCCGGGGCCTCCCGGGGCGACCGGCTGCCCGAGGCCCCCGTTCACCACGTGTCGGCCAGCCAGTTCCACCGGGGGTTCATCTCGTCCGGCCACTCGTCGATGTCCCCCTCGGGCGGCACCCAGGCGAGCGCCGGTACCGCCGCGTTCGGCCAGGCCCTCACGTCCTTGACCTCGCTGCACCGCAGGGTCTCCGCGCTGGCCCCGGACATCTGCCCCGTGAACCTCACGACCGAGGACTTCGCACACGACTCGAACAGCCGCACCGGCATCCGGTCCGCTGCCATGCAGCCCGCCCCAGCGCGTAGCGTGGGGGAGGGCGGGAGGTCCGTCGTGAAGGCTGCCGGAGCCCTGGGCGGGGCCGACGCCATAGCGGCCGAGCAGAAGCTCAGGAGAAAGCTGGCCAAGGCCCAGCTCGCCAACCAGGAACTTAAGGCCGAGAACGAGCGACTCGGTTCCCTACCCTCGCTCGACCCCGACGACACCGCGTACCGTGGCGTCCCCGAGCTTAGTGGTCCGGTGGACCGCAAGTCTCTCGTCAGCAAGGGAATCGGTGGTGCCGAGACCCAGAACGACGACCCGGACTACATCGAGTACCTGCAGCGTATGGCAACTAGTGGCGATCCGCGTATGCGGGTCAGCGCCACCAAGGTGCTGACCGCCATGATCACGAAGTAGGTATAGGAGTAAGCTTGTGGTTGCAACACTGACCGACCTGGACCGGGCGGCCCGCGAGGACACCCCGGACCCGATCGGAGAAGGTTCTGAGGCCGTCTTCCGGACCGGCCGCCTGTCGAGTGCCCTGTCCGAGCGGATGCCGGTCGCTGTCAAGGGCGCGGGCTTCGCCGGAATGGGCCGGGGCGTCCGCGACTGGCGGGGCGGTACCACCAAGGGCGTAGCCCCCCTGGACGACGACGATCCCGCGCTGTTCCAGCTCGCGTTTCAGGCTGAGCGGGAGGTCCGGACGGCTGTTCGTAAGTCGTTCAAGTCGCCGCGCAAGGTGATGAAGTCCCTGAACCCGAACTTCCTGAACACGTTCGGCGGGTTCATGGCGGGGATGGACGCACCGGGCGGCTCGGGCAACGCCTGGATGATCCAGCTCATGCAGCAGGTGCAGCAGGCGCTGGGCGAGCTGGGCAAGAACATCAACCTGTCCGTTCCCCTCACCGCTGCGACCCAGGGCCTGGTGCCCTACGACCTGGTGAACCCGGCCCGGCTGATCTACCCGGTCTATTCCCCGCTGCGGAACAAGCTGCCCCGGGTCCAGGGCCAGGGCACCAGCCGCAGGGTCAACATCGTCACCGGCATCTCCGGCTCGAAGACCGGGGGCGGCACGGGCGGTGGCTCGGGCAACGTCATCGACATCTCGCTGGCCGACGTTCCCAACAACCAGATGCAGATGCCGGGCGGCACCTTCCCGACGAACATGCCCAACACGGGCCTGCAGTCGGCTGTGCCGGTCAACATCCCCTACCAGTTCTTTGGCATGTCGGAGGCCCTCTCCTGGCTGTCGCAGTTCAGCGGCCAGGGCTACGAGGACATCTCGGCTCTTGCCAACCTGATCCTGCTCCAGCAGTTCATGCTGCAGGAAGAGTTCCAGATGATCGCGGGCAACACGACCGCGCTCACCGCTCCGACGACCGCCGCGACGATCGCCCTCCGCACTGCCGGTACCGGCGAGATCGCGTTCAACACCTCGTACACCCACTTCATCGTGGTCGTTACCGCCGCGAACGAGTACGGCGAGACGGTCCAGAACACCGCGTCGAACGACCTCACCACGGTGGCGTCGGGCACGGTCGTGGACGTCACCCTCGGCCAGACCCTCCCGGCCGGTGCCGAGTGGTGGAACGTTTACGTCGCCGTGAACCAGGCGTCCCCCACGCGGACCCAGTTCTTCCGGGCCTACACCGGCCTGGGCGGGGGCAGGCTCACCCTGCAGGGTCCGACCGCCCCGGGCTCCGGCCCGAACCCGCCAGCGGCCGACTCGGGCACCTCGGGTGCCAACCGTATGCTGGGCGTGATCCCGACCCTGACCGGTGCGGCCTCGACGGGCGGGTCGAACTACCCGACCGGCGTCGGCTGGCAGGCCGGTTACTACCAGCCGGGCGTGAACACCCACCTGTCAATTGCGGCCCTGAACCCGATGCTGAACGGGCTGTGGAACGGCTCGCCCCAGTTCGGGACCGGGTTCGGCGCGTTCAAGGCCAACCCCGAGGAGCTGATCGGCAACTCGACTGACCTGATGAACCTGTCGAACGACATCGTACAGGCAGGCCAGGCGAACAACTACCAGCTGATGATCGAGCAGTCGGCCGTCGCGAACGTCATCGCGGGGGCTGCGGTCAGCCAGTACGTGAACCCGTTCACGCGGCAGATCCTCAAGCTGCTGGTCCACCCCTGGTGGCCGCAGGGCACCGTCGCGGCGATGTCCTACACGGTCCCCTACTCCTGGTCGAACATCTCCAACATCTGGGAGATGGTCATGGTCCAGGACTACCTGTCGGTGTCCTGGCCAGTGATCGACCCCACCTTCCGCTACTCGATGTTCATGTACGGGGCGATGCTCTGCAACGCTCCGATGTACTGCGGCATCCTCACCGGGCTGCAGGCGCACGACACGACCCCGTACTCGTAAAACTTCGGGGGGTCCGGCCCACCTGTGCGGGCCGGGCCTCCCGGGGACTCATCACAGAAGGGAACGGCAACGATGGCAGACCAGACCATCACCCTGGTCGGGCTCTCGGCCGTCTCGGTCCGGGCACCGTCCGGCAACCAGGAGAACCAGATCATCAGCAATCCCGGCCCGTCGACGGCGTTCCTGGGCCAGCCGGGAGTGACCCCGGCCACTGGCTTGCCGTTCCCTCCTGGCTCCGAGGCGAAGCTGTACAAGCAGGGCACCCCGATCTCCGCCTGCGTAGCCGGGTCGGTCGTCTGGGCGGGGGCTCCGGCCCTGGCCGCGTCGACTGTGGCTATGACCAACAACTCCGGCCAGGCCGTCGCCGTCACGGTCACCGGGGGCACTGTCACCGTCATCGCGGTCGGTGCGACCACCCAGTCAGTGAACGGCACCAACCTTACTTCGGGCACCTTCGTGGTCCCGGCCGGGTCGACCATCACCCTCACTTACTCGGTCGCTCCTACGGTTACCTGGAAGTTCGGCCAGGCGGTACCCCTGCAAGTCAGTGCCGGAGTGCAGGCGACATGAGCCTGGCCCCCGGATCGGTCTCGGTCCCTACTTCCGCTATCCCGCTGCCGATCTCGGCCAGCTCGCCCGGGTCGCTGGTCCTGATCAACACCGGACCGAACGCTATCACCATCGGCGGCCCGAACGTGACGGCCGGGGCGGTCGGGGCCGGGTCCGCTACCATCCCGAACGGCGGGGTTGTCTCCCTTCCCCACGTGGGAGGCGTGGCACCGAACTCGATTTACGGGATCGCAGCGACCGGAGCGTCGGTCCTCAACTGGTTTTACGGGACGGAGATTAACTCGTGAGCAGCATCATCGTCGACGACCTGTCGAACGCGTCGAACGGGATCGGCCAGACGGTCGACACGGCGGCCCAGCTAGGCAGCGGGACCACGGTCCGGCCGTTTGCCACCGCGATCGCGGAGGGCAGCGTCACGGGCGGGTCCTGCCAGCTCCAGTCGGGGGTTGCCTCGGCCAGCGGCATCACCTGGACCAACGAGGGGTCCGCCCAGAACCTGTCGGCCGGGGCCGCAGTCGCCCTCACCCGCCCGGCCGGAGCCGTCGCCTTCATCCGGGCAGTGGTTGTCACCCCGGTCGCTGGCGGCAAGTGCACGGTCGTCATTACTGCTTAACCTTAGGAGGATGTCGTGAGCGCAGGCACGACCCCTGTGACGCTACCTCCAGGCTGCTACGGCCTGAACATGGCGTCGACCGGCCAGGAGTTCAACTCAGACCCTGGCGGGTCAGTCCGGATTCCGGACGAGTACTACGGCGAGCTTTCGCAGAGCAACGCCGCGAGGAACGGCCTCATCACGGTGGGGCTGCACGTCAGTATCGGTACGAAGAGGGGCCGGGTCTGCACACGACGCGGCTGCAACTTCCGTGCACAGGCATGGTCGCTGACCTGCCCGCGTGACGGGTCACCGACCGAGGAGGAGTGATGGTTCTTTTTGCACGAAGCGATCAGCTTGAGGTTAAGTGCGAGGCTCGCCCTGGCACCTCCCACGTCCGGCCCCGCCTGACCAGGGACCCGGACAGCGATTTCGTCCCGACCTGGGGCGTCGAATGCCGTCCCTGTGAGACCGGCCACCTCAAGAACGACCCGCACTGGGCGCGCACCAGGCACCGTATCCCGCTCACTCCCGATGAGAAGGAGGAGGCCGAGCAGGCGATCAAGGACGCGGCGCACATGGACGCCCAGATCAAGCTGATGGAGGCCCGGCAGCGGGCGAGCCATTACCGGGAGCTGCTCGCTACCGGCGAGCTGGACGCCGGAGCGGACGAGCCGGTGATCACTGGCGCGGAGGATACCGTCGGAAGCTCTCCCGTGGTCACGGAGACACTCAAGGCCGATCCCGGGGCCTCGTACAGGGGGCTGACGCTCAAGGACCTCCGTGACCTCGCCCGTGAGCGCGAGATACCAGTGTCGGGGAGTAAGCAGGACCTCATCGCCCGTCACATCGAGTACGACACCTGAGCACCTGAGAGCGTGGGAGGTATAGGGTAAGGTGGTTGCGCTACCGCAGCTCCCGGTCGGCCCCGGGACGCCCTATATCACCCCGGCCGTCCTGCGGTCAGCTCCCACCGGTATCGACTGGTCCACGATCCCATTCAGGGGAGCCGATCAGCGGGCTCAGCAGGCAGAGCAGGCCAATATCTGCCTGCGAGCGACTGGTCTGGTTGAGGGGATCACTAACCAGGTACTGCGAGCGACACTCGATACCGAGTTCTTTACCGGCCCGGACTGGCGGGTCACGATATCCAACACGACCGGCAATATCCGGGTCACGGTGTCGCGCTGGCCGATCCTCCAGGTTATCGGGGGGCAGGTCACTCCTAACACCTTCCCGAGGACCTGGACGACGATCCCGGCCGACCAGATGGATATCGAGAAGCCGCCCATCGGGCTGTACGGAGCCTCTCAGGCCGCAGACGTGCCGGACGGCGGCCAGGCCATCATCATCGCCCCGCAATTCATGTGGTGGTGGCCTGGCCGTAACGCCTGGCGACTCCAGGTCCAGTACATCAACGGCTGGCCGCACACCTCACTCACCGCCCACGCTGCGGCCGGGGACTCCACCGTATCGGTTGACGACACCACCGGCTGGGCACCCTCGCCCAACGACCCGGCTGACCAGCAGTTCGGGGCGACCGGCATCTTCTACGACGGCCTGTTCCAGGAAGTGGCAATGTGTACCGCCTCGTCGGTGATCGCCGGTCCGGGCACGCTGACCCTGGGCAGTCCTCTCACGTTCGACCACCAGGCGGGCACCCTGCTGACCAGCATGCCCCGTACCGTGATGAACGCCACGATCGACATGGCCTCCTCGCTGGCCCTGGCACGCGGGGCGACCTCCACCACGGTCCAGAGCGTGTCGGGCGGGGCGGGCACGGCCGGGGGCGGGCCGCTCGGTGTCAAGGAACTGCGGGAGCTGGCCAAGCAGGCTGTGCTGAGCTACGCCCGGGTGATCTGATGCCGGTAGCCTCCACCGTCGCCTACGTCAGGGACCTGCTGAACGGCCAGAACCTTCCGGGGGGAGGCGGCAGGCTCGACGCGTTCGTGGCTCCCCCGGACCCCAAGACCGATTCGGTCAACCCAGCCGCCTACGTCTGGATGAGCCGGGGCACGACCAGGCGGGTCAGCGGCCCCCGGTCGGTTCCCCCGCCCAACCTGTGGCAGGCGACCGCGAGCGGGCCGCGTGGGTGGAAGAAGATGACCCACAACATCTCGATCTGGATCACCTGGTTTGACGACAACTCGGACGCTCAGGCCGACTCGACGTTCCCCACGGTCCTCGACTGGGTAATGATGATGCTGGAGACCTGCCACATGCCGCAGGACATCCTCGACCCGTCGACCGGCGACATCTCCGCTCAGATCATCAACCTGGGGCAGAACCTTGAGTACGAGTGGGTGCCGGTCCGCTCGACGGCCAGCCAGCGCGAGCAGCGGCAGGACGCCCTGATTACAGCCCCGACAGAGGAGTGGGTGCAGCGATGACCGAGACCCCCGAGCAGGAGCCCGAGGCAACCGAGCCGGAGCCCGAGGAGGCCGAAGAGCCAAAGGCCAGGCTCCACGTCTACGATGGGCCGGGTCCCCGGTCCTACCCTCACCGGTCCGACCCGGAGACCGGAGCAGTGCTTACCGTCGAACCGGGTGACGTGTTCGATTTTGGCGAGGAGCTGCCGCCTGACGATGGCCTCTGGTATGCTGTCCCCAGCGATAGCGGCCCGGCCAGCACAGGGGCAGGGGAAACCGAGGAGTAAGCGATGCCCCTGACTGTACCGTCGACGATCTTCCCCACCGAGGAGAGGTTCGTCAACGTAATCCGGGAAGCTACCCCGGGTACCATTCCGTCCAGCTCGGGCACCACCTTCCCTATGGTGAACCTCGAGCCCGACGACAAGCCGCTGTGGCTGCTCGACGAGTCGCTCCGTGGCGGCATGGGCGACATCTACGACTTCCTGCAGGGTCCCCTGTACGCGGAAGTAACGATTCCCGAGACGCCTGTCTATGTCGACATGATGGGCCATCCGCTGTACAACACCCTGGGCGACTACACCCAGTCGGCCCCGGCAGCCGCTCCGAACACCACCACCACGGCTCCGGCCGTGTCCGGGGCAACCTCTCTGACGGTCACCTCGGGAACCTCGTTCACGGTGGGGATGTGGATCCAGGTCTACGCGGCCGGATCGACCGGCCCGGCCGAGATCGTCAAGGTCCTGTCCGGGGCCTCTACCACGATCACACTCGACCCGACCACCCCCATCCGGTTCCCCCACGCGTCCGGGGCTACGGTTACCAACACGACTGTCGCGGCCGGGACCTACTCCCACGCCTTCTCCCTGCTGACCTCCGGGTTCCTCGGTAACGGCAACTTCCTGAACTTCGCCCAGCCGCCTACCCACTGCTGGACCGACCGGACCCAGGTTCCCCAGATCGGCGGCAACCCCGGGGGTGCCCGCCAGTACGCGGACTCCTGCTTCCAGACCCTGGTGCTCACCGGCAACGCGGAGAAGCTGCTCAACTGGAACGGCGCGTTCAGCTCCTACGTCGGCCAGCTCGCAACTACCGCTCCAGCCGCCTCGGTCAGCTCGATCCGGGCGATGCCCGACTTCACGTCTATCGTCCAGCTTGCTACCGGGGGCGCGCTGGCTCCGGTCTATGACATCGTGGAATGGCAGCTCACCCTGTCGCGGCAGCTCAAGGTGTTCTTCACCAACGACGGCTCCCAGAACCCGTACGTCATCGGCCGTGGCAAGCTGGGCGTGTCGGGCAAGCTGACCTTCTCCCCGGCCATCGACGAGACCGCTCTGCTATACATGCTGCAAAACACCCAGCCGCAGCTGCAGATCCTCACCACAAACAACCTGCTCACCTCCAACCCGCTGTACCAGGCGATGCAGATCGACGTCCCGTTCTGCGACTTCGATACTTCGAAGATCAACTCGGGCGACGTGCTGTTCGGCTACGACGTCACGTTCAAGTCACACCACACCAACACCACCCGTAACACGATCGTACCCACCGGCTGGTCGGGCGGGTTCTCCGCCTGCAAGGTCACACTCAGCAACGCGGTACCGATCTTCTTCTAAGGGAGCACAGGCCCATGCGACACACCCTCACCTCCGGCAACTGGATCGAGATCCTGCCCATCCAGGCCCTGAAAGCCAAGCACCGGGACCGCACTGACGGAGCGGTCAAGCTGTACATCAAGCTCGACGACAAGGGCGACCCGGACCTGTCCGCGATGCCGCTGTCGATGTCGCTGCAGACCATCCGGAGGGACGCCCTGCTCGCCCAGCTCGTGTCAGCCTGGTCGTTCACCCTGGTCGAGTACGACCCGGACGGCAACGTGGTGGAGGGCACCGAGGCCGCCCTGCCGGTCCCCTACTGGGACGGGGACAAGCAGGAGATCGCCTGCGAGGCCAGCTTCGGTGAGATCGGCATCGACGACTTCACCGAGATCGAGGACATCCTGGCTCCGTACCTGGCCAAGATCCAGCGTCGTCCGGACCCAAAAGGGACGACTACGGCAGGCTCAAACGGTACCTTGCCGGTAAAGGCAAGCGACCGCCCGAGGGCCTGACCGACTCGGACATCCGCGACATCCTTTACATTATCAACTGGGGCATCACCCCGGACGTGGGAGGGAGGGCGGAACTGCCGCTGGCGGTGGACACCTGGCTCATAGCCACCCAGATCTGCCTGAACAAGATACAAAGTGAGGAGGCGAGCAGCAAGAAATGACCCCGGAAGAGCTGCCCGCCTACTGGGCCGCGATCATTCAGAAGCTGGGCGAGCAGGGGCCTAAGGCTGCGGCTAACGCCATGGCCAGGGCCTTCCACAATGAGGTCGTCGGGTCCGAGCTGGTGATGTTCTCGCACTCGGCCGGTACGCGCACCCCGGCCCCGGCCGGGGGGCCACCGGCAGCGGTCACCGGCAGCCTGCGGCGATCGGTCCGGCTGAACGCGGCCCGGCCGTCCGGGGCCTACCGGGCGACGGCCGACGTGAGCCCCCGGATCGTCTATGCCCGGATCCAGGAGATGGGCGGTACGATCACCGCCAAGCACCTCACCGAGAGGGGTAAGCCGGGTTACCTGCGCTGGGGCGTGTCCGGGGCCTACCACTTTGCTAGGTCGGTCACCCTCCCCCCACGTCCCTACATGCGGCCGGTTCATAGGAGGATGGTATCGGACGGCAGGCTGCGTAACGCGGCAGCCGGTGCGGTGCGACGGCTGGTGCCCTGATGGCCGACGACCTTGACCCGATCAGGCAAGAGTTCATTGCCGAACTGGAACCGTATGTCCGGCCGATGCGGGAGGCCGAGGACGAGGCCAGGCGGTTCGCTGAGGACAACCGGTTCGCTGGCGACGAGGTGCGGGCTCTGGCCCGTGCCGTGGCGGAGAACTCGGCCGAGATCCGCCGACTGGCCGACGCCCTGGTCGAGGACAACCACGAGCTAGGCGAGCTGCGCGATAAGGCAGTCGAGGCGGGCGAGGCCCTCGGGCATGTCCGCGACGAGGCGGCAGAGGCCGCCCATGAGGTTGACCGGCTGGGCACCCAGGCCAGGGAGACCGCTGCCGACCTGGACCTGATGGGCCTGTCCGGCCTGTCGACGGTCCAGTCTGTCGGCAAGCTACTTCCGCTGATGGGCCTGCTGGTCGGAGTCGCGGCCAGCGTCGCCCCCGCCCTGGTCGCTGCCGGGCTCGGCCTGGGCGCGTTCGGCATCTTTGCCATCCCGACCATCAAGCAGGTTACCGGTGCGCTCAAGGACACCAAGCAGCAACTGGCGGCCCTGCCCGCCCCGATCCGCGATGCGGTCCAGCAGGTAAAGAGCCTGGAGACCGAGTGGAAGAACCTGTCCAAGGCGTTCCAGCCGGTAACCTTGCACCTGTTCGCTGGCGGGCTCGGGATCATCGCTGCCCTGCTCCCCAAGCTGGTCCCGCTGGCCCAGCAGGGCGCGGTAGCGTTCCAGCACATCGAGACCGCGCTCAGCCGGGGGATCAATAGCGCGGGGTTCTCCCAGTTCCTGGCCACCATGTCCAAGCAGATCGTGCCTGCGATCGACGCGATCGGCCACCTGGCCGGAGCCCTGCTCGGCCTGCTCGGTCACGCGCTGGAGGCCCTGGCCCCGCTGGCGGCCCCGCTGCTCAACATGCTTGCCGGGCTGGTCCGTGCCCTGTCCGGCCCCCTCACGTCGCTCCTGGGCGTGTTCCAGCAGATGCTGTTCGCCGTGCTCAAGGCGATCCAGCCGATGCTGCCCGGCCTGTCCAAGTTCGCCTCCCTGCTGATCGGGGACGTGGGGAGCGGCCTGGAGGCGCTCATTCCGATCGTCTCCCAGGTGATTCAGCTACTCGGCCCGGCCCTGACCTCGATCCTGCTCGACCTGGAGCCCATCCTAGCCAACCTGCTGACCCCCAACTCCGGGTTCCTGGCCGCGCTCAAGCTGATCCCCGGGCTGCTGCGGCTGATCCTGCCGCTGTTCACCGGCCTGGCCTCAATCCTAGCCAACCCGATGTTTGCCACCATCGCCTCGGACATCATCACCGCAGTCGTTGCGTTCAAGGCCCTGGCCGCCATCATGGGGATACTCCGGGGGGCCTTCCTGGCGCTAACCGCCGTGATGGAGGTCAACCCGATCATCCTGATCGCGACCGCGATCGGCCTGATCGTCATCGCGATCATCGAGCTGTGGCAGCACTCGGCCGCCTTCCGCGACTTCTGGAAGGCCACGTGGCACGACATCCTGGCCGTGGTCAGAGCGGTCTGGGCGGCGATCCAGCCGATAGTAAAGATCGGCATGGCGATCATCTCGGGCGAGATCAAGGTCGGCATGGCCGTCGCCAAGGCGGTGTGGACCACCGTGTGGGACGCCATGAAGACCACGGTTACCATGGTCTGGAACGTCATCAAGGCGGTCGTTACTGCAGCTATCAACACGGTCAAGGCTGTCATCCAGTTCGTGATGGACGTGATCCACGGCCACTGGTCGGCGGCCTGGCACGACCTGGTGAACATCGCCTCGATCCAGATTCACATGGTCGCTTCAGTGATCCGCTCGGTCGCGTCCGGGTTCATCACCCTGCTGTTTAACGCGGGCCGGGACATCATCCAGGGCCTGATCAACGGTATTAAATCGATGTTCAGTGCGGTGATGGGCCTGGTCGGCAGCATCGGCCACGCGATCTCGGGCGCGTTCAGTGCCGTACTTCACATCTTCTCCCCGTCCCAGGTCTTCCACCAGCACGGCCGGAATAC